GGCCATTCCGCAAAATTATTTGAGCAATTTTAGTCTTTCATCCATACAGGTGTGCTTTAACTCCGCAACTTTATAGGAACCCTCTACCCTCACACAATGTGAGGGCAGACACGTTTTTATAGCTAAAACGTGGAAAACCGCTGTTTATATATTTTCTAAAATAATCTGTTGGCCAGAGACCCCAGACCAGGAAAGAAGGAATTGCCTATCGTCTCAACCCCTGCTCGGAAAGCAGGCATTTTGGCGACTGTCTGAACGGCGTTAAGGAAACCCATCGGGTTCACACTAACAGCCGCAGCGTCGCCAGCAATGCCGATTCCACTAGAGGACTGATACGAAGGTAATCCTTCCAAATGATAGATGATCTCCACATCCACCACACTGGTTGACACTGGGCCTCCTGTCACCGTAACGGCGACTGACTCAAAACCCGCCACACGCAAGTATGACGGATCGCCAGAGGAGACGAACGAAACTGAGGTCTGATCAGTAACTCCAAAACCAAGCGACGAGTCTTTAGTGTTCTTGAACACAAAGGCTTCGGGCGACGTGATTTTAGGAGAAACAAAGATAGGTTTCTCAGAAGCGTTCACCATGGAGATTTCAACTGAACTTTGAGCCATTGGAAGTTGAGTAATATCGACTGTCCCAGAAGCCGAAGTCGGAAAGCCATACTGTTGGATGGTGTTTCCCATAGACGCTCCAGCATTGTTAGAATTGGTTGCTTGACCGCCAACGGTTGCCAACTTGTCATTGACATTAGTTGAAACCGCAGCGGTTGCAATCACCAACCTTCCTTGCGAAGTCGTCATAGAGGAAGTTCCCATCACTTTGATGCCATACCCGACTATACGGTAGTTAGTAATGGCCGACGACAAAATTGAGGCACTGGTGTTAATCACTGAGTTGGTGTAAGTGTTCCCATCCATCAATGTCCAAGTCGAACCCCCAGAAATGGATCCCCGAGGGGAAACAGCGTTCTGGTAGGCGCTTGGCAGGATGATGAGATCCGCTTCACCACTCGCATTAGTGACCAAAGTCACAGTCCTCGTAATGTGTCGAGTCACAGTCGGACAGGAATACATATCAGGCACTCTCGCGCCAAGTGATTGGGGATCAAATGGCATCGAGAGTGCTTTCTTGTACACGCTGACCGGATCCGTTCCATTCCCACCGCTACTCTTCTTCTTCTTTTTATTTTGTTTTTGCACAGGTTTTGAGTACACTACGATTGCCTGGATCGTATTTTGCTTTTTATTCTTACCTGTCATAGTAAGATCTTTCTAAAATTTTATTTTCACTCAGTGTTGATCACGGACACATATAGCGCTATTGAATGCGCTTGGCTCTAAAGCCAGTGTTCCTCGCCCTTAACGGCGCAGTCGATAAACGACCCTGTGGAAACACTATCACGAAGAAGACATTCGTCGCCCCTCAAATGAGCTATGAGGTCCTCGCGCTCCGGCAACGTGGCGAGCAGGAACCCCTCGGCTCCCTCTTCATATGACAGCAAGTAGCACTTGCGCCAGAAATTGAAGTGGGGCTCTGAGTGAACCCAGTTCATCATGTGTGCCACGAGCGCTTCGGCCCTGAACTCATGCTTGGTGTTCTGAAAGTTTTCCAAGTGTTTGGAGAACCGCGTTGGAATCCACTCCACTCCAGCTTTACCTTTCGTGAAGTGCCAGGAGAAAAATTCGAACCCCTCCTCGATAGCACTGAATTTCACCTTGTGAATCTTCATGCCGAACGCTCGCATACCTTCGATGAAGGAAGCGTAGTCGAAATCTTCGGGCAAGCTAGCTGCGACATCGTCGCCGCCAAACTTGAACCCCAGTTTGACTATCTCCTCACGACTGTACCCAGCCTTCAGCAGACCAACGACTGCCCAATAGGCGCCGGTGATCGTGTTGCGGATGTAGGTATCGAAACGCCCGCTGTTCAATGCGAGCGCTACAAGTTTCTTGATGACGGTGCCATCTGGGCATTGATAACCTGAACGACCGACCTTGTCCATAACGATGGTGGCTTCTTTTCGCCAAGCTTGCATGCCCTCTAATGACATCTTAGCATTGGGTACCGCAAGTCCGACCATGATGTCAGTGACTGCCGCGTAGGCTTCTTCCGTGTGGGCGGTGTACTCAAAGTGCTGCCCGTCATACTCAAGAATCTTGTGCTTCCTCTTTGACATTGAGTTGTACATAAACTCGCCGTCTCCCGGCTTCAAGGGACTCCATCCGGCAATGACCGGAGATTTTCTTGTCGCTTCTACGGAGGAGTCCATCAACTCACCAAAGAAGCAGCGCATCACAATCTGGGAAGTCAAGCCGCACCCCTGGACCGTTCGGTCCTGGTTGCTCGCTAGCTTCTCCTTCTTGGTTGGCTCCATCTTCAGGAAATTGATTGAATCCTGACACCATGTGTCGTCCTTGTAGGACGCGTAGATTCTCTCTGCCAATTCTTCAACCGAGACGGCCGCCAAGAGCTGCGCATTGGTCTTGAACCCTTCATTCACGAAGGGCAAGCCAGGAGACTTGGACGAGCCGACTGCAGAAGAGTTCAGCTGCGCAATAATCTTGGCGACGGTGACGCCAGAGCAGTCAGTCATGTACCTGTTGTGCTTGAG